CACCGATAGACACTAATCGTGGTACTAACTTAGACATACTAGTGTAGTATTGACATTACAAATCTTATGTGCAACAATGAGTCCAACATTGGACCTAAGAAAAAGGAGAGTCTGTTATGACAACAGCAAACAAAATACAGAAGCAACTAGAACTACGTGGTCGCATCCTTAACAAGGACTTCATCTTTAGGAAGCGAGTTAAGAAATGGAGATGGGAGTTTGGTAAAGAACTCAAAGAGTTTAAATCTTATCAGTTTGGTAAGTTCTCTATCTATCTTTCCAAACAGCCCATTGTGTTCTGGAATATGCAGGGAATAGTGTCCACGACTAAGCGTGACTATTCTGTGCAGCCTGTGCTTAGATAACAGCATGAGAGGAGGTCTGTTGTGCGTATCAAACCAATTAACCCAGTTGCACGTGAGATGGCGTACAACAGACCACGTGCTCAAGTAGTGAAGCCTAAGAAGGGCAAAGGATCTTACAACAGAAAGAAGGACAAGACCAATGATGCAGTCAGAGTTACTATTTCAAAAGATACCAATTAAAAAATCAGCGTTGGATAAACCTAAGAAAAACGAATGGAAGATACAAAGGCGTAAGCAACGTAAGTTTAAACACAGCCAAAGGAGTATGGATAATCATGGTAGATACTGACGTAGAGAAGTTACTTACTTGGTGGTACAATAAGCCTGACAATTGGGCTGGTACATACAAGGAAGATGAAGATGGGGTGGTTACACTTACCCTGTTTAAAAGACCATCAGCACGTAGCAAACCAGAGAGTATTGATGATCAGTTGCAACGTGCCAGAGGTAGAGCACCCAAGCAAGAGTACGGTGGGTACGATGGACCTGATCCCACCATGCATGGGGATTGGCAACACAACGGTAGATGTACAGATTTTTGAGGGTATTAAGATGTATAACTATTTAATATATAAAACTTATGATGAATTAAAAAAAGCAAAATCTAACGGCACTAAACTTTCTACTGAACAAGAAATGTTTCTTAAAAAAATGAAGGGAATTGAGAGGATTAAATACGATGTTAAGTGAAACTATACTTGCGGTAGGTGCTACGATCACGTGTCTTGCTCAGAACATTTACTTTGAGGCACGTGATCAACCTACCATAGGACAACGTGCAGTGGCAGAGGTGGTGTTGAACCGTGTGCATGATCCAAGATGGCCTGACACTGTGTGTGAAGTGATACGTGAAGGACCGACATACAGTTGGAAACAGGACTATCCGATCAAACATAGGTGTCAGTTCAGTTGGTTCTGTGACGGTCTATCCGATCAGCCGAAAGATCAACGTGCGTGGTCAAAAGCGATTGCCATAGCAGAGGATGTGTATTATTCTTATGGCTTATCAATTAACACAGTGGACGGTGCTACCTTTTACCATGCCACTAATGTAGATCCTGAGTGGAGAAACGTAGAGTACATAGTAACAATAGAAGATCATATATTTTATAGATAGGATAATGACATGAACATATTTTTTATAGACAAATGCCCAATCAAATCAGCCCAACAACTATGTGACAAGCACGTAGTCAAGATGGTGTTGGAGACTGCTCAGATGTGTAGCACTGCTATGCATGAGTGGGATTATGCTAAAGATTTAAATAATATATACAAATCAGCATATAAAAATCATCCTATGACTGTATGGGTTAGGGATAATGTTCGCAACTTTTCATGGGCTGTTACTCATGGTTTACATATTGGTGAGGAGTATACTTATAGGTATAACAAACAACATAAAAGCACTAAAGTTTTATCTGAAATGTATAGGTTAGTGACAGATAAAAAATGGTACATGTATCAAGACTTGTACACCACACCACCACAATGTATGCCAGACCAGTTTAAGTGTGACGATTACGTAGAGGCGTATCGCAACTACTATCGTACAGACAAAGCACACATACTACAGTGGACAGGCAGACCTGTACCAGAATGGGTATAAAACCATGACTATAATTAAGGATGAAACTTACATACGTTTAGCCAAGGATAAAGCAGAAGGTGTAAGCCTCACTGATCCAGAGCTAGTCTATGTAAGAAAGATGGAAGAGCTACAACACATGTCTGACTTTAGACCTGATTGGTTTCCACCACAGCACAAACAAAAAAAGATAGACGGTTTGTATGCTGATCTTATGAAAGAATTAAAGGAGACTTGACATGGAATGGGATATGGTGTATTTATTATTCATTGTCGTGGTGAGTATACTAGACGTAACAGGAGCATGATATGAGTTACTATCCTAGATTTTATAGACTACCTAGATACATTCAGAAAGAGGTACGCTCAAAGTATGATGAGCCATTTACTTTGGAAGCCATAGAATATGGTGAGAAGTTATTTGAAGAACAAGTAGAAGAAGACATACAAACATTTAAAAACTATTAAAGGAGAATAGCAATGCCTAGATATGAGGTTTGCATACACGTTGAGTTACCAGATGATCATCCAGATGTGGACGAGTTAGAATACATGGTAGATGTGTCACATAACATGACAGAGACATTGGGTTTGTTTGACATACCTAAGATCGTGGACTATGCCATGCACCATGCTAGTGAGGACTATCCAAACTGTGAACTCAGCTTGGGATTTGTAAAGGAGATACAGTATGTACACTAATAATATAAGATTTTTTATAGGGTCACTTACACTGGTAGTGCTACTGGTAGTGCTCACATGTGTAGCCAATGCACAGCAACAGCTACCCTGTTCACCCATGAAAGAGACAATGGAGAAGCTACATCAACAGCACAAAGAGGCTTTGATATTTAGAGGCATCTCTGTAAGAGGACACATAACTATCATACACTTAAATAAGGACAGTGGCACATGGACTGCATCAATAATAAGACCAACTGATCCTACGGTGATGTGTGGTGTAGATGCAGGAACAACAGGGGAGCTTATGGACAATGAAGAAAAACCAATCTATGGTGGGTGGGAAGACTTCAAAAAGTTATGGTGATTTAGTCACAGAACTGGTATGGAAAGCTGCCCATGCTGATCCCACTTATGACATAGAGAGAGCAAAAGTGGTTGCAAATATTTGCAAGATACCTATAACTACGATTATGAAAGTGGTAAGACATGCTCAAAGAACACCTAAAGCAGTTAGTTGGGATGTGGTCAGCAACAAGATTATACAATAGGAGACAGCATATGTCTGATGAACATGAAGGTACACGCATAACTACCAAGACCCCACTGTACACGCTTGATTGGTACATCAAGTGGATAGCTAGTCTTGTGCTTATGTTTGGTATGATATTAACTGCTAACAATATCTACCCTGCTAATCTATTCTTCCACTTCATAGGAATAGGTGGGTGGCTTATCGTTGGCATGTTATGGAACGATAGAGCCTTGATGGTAATTAATACTTTCGCTTTAGCTACACTAGCTACGAGCATGGCAAGGATCTATTTCTTTACATAAGGAGTATATATAAATATGTATAATATAATATTAACTTTAATAATAACTTACTTTATTACTTCTGTGTCTATGGGTATGGCATCTGCACGTGAGCAGATCAGGGTGGTAGGATCATCCACTGTGTATCCATTCGCAACAATCGTTGCCGAGAAGTTTGGTAAGTCTACACCATTTAAAACACCTATAATTGAAAGCACTGGTTCAGGTGGTGGCATGAAGATCTTTTGTTCTGGTACAAGTTTGCGTTATGCAGATGTTACCAATGCCTCTAGACGTATCAAGAAGAAAGAGTTTGACATGTGCCAGAGAAACGGTGTAAGAAATATACTGGAAGTAAAAGTGGGGTATGATGGTATCGTGTTAGCAAACAGTAGAAACTCAAAAAGATTTGGATTGTCATTGCGTGACATATTCCTAGCACTAGCAAAGGAAGTGCCTACCAAAGATGGTAAGACAATGCCTAACCCATACAGAACATGGAAGCAGGTAAACCCAATGCTACCTGCCACTAAGATTGAGGTACTAGGCCCACCACCTACATCAGGAACACGTGATGCATTTGTCGAACTGGCAATGGAAGGAGGATGTAAAACATTTAAGTGGATCAAAGCATTGAAACGAACCAACAAGATGTTATATAAATCCCTGTGTCATACCATACGTGAGGATGGTGCATACATAGAGGCAGGGGAGAATGACAACATGATCGTGCACAAACTAACTGTTAATCCACATACACTTGGTATCTTTGGGTTCAGCTTCTTAGACATGAATGGTGACAAGATACAAGGTAGCATTGTTCAAGGACACAAGCCTACGTTTGAGAACATTGCATCAGGTAAGTACCCTGTGTCTAGACCATTATACTTCTATGTAAAGAAGTCCAACATTGGACTAATCAGAGGACTAAGAAAGTATGTAGATATGTTTGTATCAGAGAGAGCTACTGGTCCTGATGGTTATCTAACAGACTACGGACTGATACCATTAGGTGATACAGAGCGTAAGCAAAGATCTAAAGCAGTAATGAAACTACAAAACCTATCAATGTAAAGGAGGTTACTATGCGTAAGCCAATGACAAAAGAACAGAGAGAGGCATCAGCTAAACGTCTTGAGAAAGCACGTGCAGCCAAACGTAAACCTGCCAACCTTAGTGTGCATGAAGATGTGCGTAACCTAGATAGTGAACACCCTGTAACTATGGACAAAGTTAAGTCATGGATTAAGCACAATGAAGAGGTGCTATCATCCTTGAAGATGTCCTGTAGAAGAGACAAAGCTATGCAGAAAAAACTTAACAACGAGATGAACATCATTGATATGTACATACACAACATGAAGTTTTATTTGCGTACTGGTCTGTGGCTGGATAGTGTGTACGGTCAGGACAGGGAGCACAGTGTCATAAAAAAGTGCACAGTCATGGCTTATGATAAGCAAGGCAATGCCAAGCGATCAGTGGGTGTACACTATCCTGATATAGGTTTATACACCAAAGAGATGCAACAAGAGGAAGTGGAAGCAGTATGAGGCCAGTATCTGTAAAACGATTAGTCAACTTGTATGTGCAATCACCAGAGTTTAATCGGCTACGTGATAGAACACAGCTAGATTATAAAAGGTTCTTGAAAGTATTGACAGATACGTTTGGTGAGAAAACAGCCAATGCTGTATCAGGCAAGGATGCTAGACTAGCCTATGAAGAATGGGTTAAGCGTGGCATACAGTTGGCTAATCATGTCTCTGTCGTAGCAGGTAGAGCATACAGGTATGGGTTGGATATGGAGTACGTGAAGAACAATCCGTTTACATTGGTCAGAAAGATCACTCCTGCCCCACGTAAAGTTACATGGACAGAGGATCAGGTGCGTGAGTTTCTTAACGTAGCCTACGGTGACTTTGTTTATCGTAACGTAGGACTGATAGTGCAGATGGCATACGAGTGGTGTCAACGTGTGGGTGACATGCGAGTGCTTGAATGGTCTAGCATAGACTTTGACAACAAGAGACTAGACCTAGTGCAGTCTAAGCGTGGTGCATCTGTGCACCTACCCATATCAGATGGACTACTTGAGATGTTGGAAGAACAACGCAACGACTTTGACTTTCAACAGTATGTAGCACCTATGCCTACACCTGTGGACGGTGAATACAAACCATTCTCTATGGAGAGGTTGTCTAAGATAGGTAGAAAGATTATGCGTCAGGCTGAACTACCAGAAGAGTTACGCTTGATGGATCTACGTAGAACTGGTACAACTGAAATGGTAGAGGCAGGTGTGCCACTGCCACAGATCATGTCGGTGACAGGTCACGCCAATCCACAGTCAGTGAAGCCATACATTAAGAATACGTACCTTAGTGCTAACAGTGCATTGACTGCACGACAACAGTTTAAGGAGGAGTGACATGCAAGGAGACTTATTTATAGAGGAGTTTGACGGTGATAATAATACACCAGTAGACGTAAGTGATGTAGATATTTATTTTGGCAATAGCAATAAACAAAGAGAGATGATGAACAGAGCAGTGGAAAATTTACGCAATGTACCTAAAGGTAAGTACATGATTTTTCCTACAGGGTGTATTCATAAACTACCTCAATATGGAAATAGAAATGATTTTCCTTACATGCTTAACACGTGGGCAGGTAGAGTGGTATATCCACGGTATAGCAGTATGAGGTATCCACTAATTGAAGTGGGAAAACATACACTTTTATGGCACAGGCTTTTAGCTATGGTGCTAGTACATAACCCTTTACCTGCTGATAAACCTCTAGTGCATCACATAAACAATGATCCCTTAGATTATGCACTTTCTAACTTAGAGTGGGTTTCTCATTCTGAAAATAACATTCATGCAGCAAAGATGAAAGTATCTACCACAAAATATTACGGTTCAATATATGTATAATTTTATCCAAAACCTAGACATACAGGAGTCTGAAACAATCAGGATGGATTGCCCTGAGTGTAGAGGACGCAAGACATTTACAGTTACCAATAACAATGGGCATCTATTGTGGAATTGCTACAAAGCATCGTGCAATGTGAGTGGCACACATAAGATGAACATGTCTGCTGAGTCTATATATAAGAGGCTAAACATGACTGAGGAAAACCATACCACAGAGTTTTGTATGCCAGTAAACATTGTGCCTCTGAGTAGTGAGTACGAACAGGCAATGGCATGGGCATTTGGTTGGAACTTGTCACCAAACAGACACGGCTTGATGTATGACATACGTGAACACAGAGTTGTGTTTCCTGTTGTGCATGGTGGTGTCACGGTGGACGCTACAGGTAGAGCAATAGGTAAGCGTTTGCCTAAGTGGAAACGATATGGAAATAATAGGTTGCCATATGTTCACGGTTATGGTAAGGTGGCAGTTGTTGTGGAGGATTGTATAAGTGCTGCTGTCGTTGGAGATGATCGACATACAGGTGTAGCATTAATGGGAACATCAATGTCTAACGAACAAAAGCAGTACCTATCACAATTCTCTACAGCATTGGTTGCTCTAGATAAGGATGCAGTAAACAAAGCACTACAGGTAGCAAAGGAGTTGAAGGGTGTAGTAGAGAAAGTTAAGATCCTGATGTTGAAGGATGATTTGAAGTATGGAAATGACAAGGATATAGAATTACTTAACATGGCTTGAAAGGAGAAATGATGGAACTTTCTCTAATAAGAAATCTAATGGACAAAGATTTTTATGATGGTAACAAAGGCACAAGGTGTCCTGATAAATTGTTCACTAAAGATGTCCAGAAGATCAAACATGCAATAGATAACGCTATGGAAAACTATGAACGTAGTGTCTCACCAGAAGAAGTTGAGGCACTTTTTTTATCGGCTAATCCTACGCTTACTACTGCACAGAAGTCTGTGTTTGCAGATATGTTTGAACAGTTAAAGCAACAGCAACTAATGGACAAAGGTATAGCACGTGATGTTATGAGCACGTTGTTTAGACAGGTGGTTGGGGAAGAGGTAGCTAACTTAGGTTTTGATTTTGTTAATGGTGATGCCACTACATTAGAACCCTTACGTAATCTACTAGACACATATGCAGATGATTTTATTCCTAGCATACAGGTTAATTGGGATGAGACAGACATGGTTACATTAATAAAACAGAACAGCATGGACCCACAATGGAAGTTTAACATACGCACCTTGGCACGTAGAGTACCCGGCATAAGTCAGGGCCACCTCATCACAGTAGGTGCTAGATCCAACACAGGTAAGACTAGCTTCCATGCAAGTCTGGTTATGGGTGATGGTGGCTTTGCAGATCAGGGTGCTAACGTGGCTGTGCTATGTAACGAAGAATCAGTTCAGCGTGTGCGTATGCGATACATCAATGCAGCTACAGGCAGGACAGGTAAGGAGATACTAGATGATGTAGACAGTAATCTCATGGTGTACAGAGAGAAGTCTAAGAATGTGAAGCACACAGATGCTACGGCTAAGACTATGGATTGGGTAGAGGCTGTGTGTAAAAGATACAAACCTGACGTTTTAATACTTGACATGGGCGATAAATTTGCTAAAACTTCTACAACAATAAGTACACATGAGTTACTAAAACAGAATGCAATACACGCCAGACAGATAGCCAAGCAACATGAGTGCGCTATCTTCTACATGTCGCAACTAGCTGCCGAAGCAGAAGGACGCATTGTTCTTGATCAGTCCATGATGGAGGGATCTAAGACAGGTAAGGCAGCAGAGGCAGATTTGATATTGTTACTCGCAAGAAACTCTATCAAGGAGGCAGGTGATACGGATGAAGATCCAGAACGACATATTACTATAGGCAAGAATAAGATTACAGGTTGGCATGGTGTGGTAACATGCGAGTTAGATAATCAAGTAGCAAGATTTACAGCATAAGGAGGATACATATGGTAAATATATTTAGACCCAAACCAGATGCAGAGGAACAGATCTTCTTTCCTTTTGGACCTGTTATGGGTTACAAGAAACTAAGTGCAAAGTTTGTGGCAGATATGAATGCACTCTTTGATAAAGACGTTGCATCCATGACTGACTACTCTGATCAGCTAGTCGGTAAGGTAAAGCAGGAGTTGTTCTTTACAGATGAGATGCGAGACACATTCTTGAACGAGATCAAACAGTTTGTAGGTAGCTACAACAACACAGCTACAATACGTAACTCATACGGACAGAACATGTTAGACACAGAGAAGAATAACTATTCTGTACAGTTTATATCAGGCTGGATGGTGCGTCAGTTTGAGAATGACTACAACCCATTGCATCTACATACAGGATGTAGGATGTCATGCGTTGGCTATCTCAAGTTGCCTGATGGCATTGACTCTGAATGGGAAGAGGATTACAAAGATCACCACCCTTCACATGGACACATACAGTTTGTGCATGGCACTGCCAGTACGTATAGTGCTACAAACTTTATGGTTAAGCCACAGGTGGGTGACTTCTATTTGTTTCCTAGTGAGTTGTTTCACTGTGTCTACCCATTTAAGACTAAGGGTGAACGTAGATCCTTTAGTGTAAACTTTAACTTCCTTGAGATCCCAAAGAAAGTGGAGCAAGAAAATGATGGAACAGTTAAAGCATCAGTTGTCGGACAAGAGGGCTAGTGGTCCAGTGAAACTTACCTTAGACGTTGAGAACACAGTAACAAAACGTAACGGTAAGTTGCACCTTGATCCCTTTGAACCTGATAATACGTTGGTCATGGTGGGTATGCTTGATGATCGTGGTAATGAAACAATTGTTACCTTTGATCACAGTGAAGTATCACCCACCAGTGATGGACACAAGATAGTGCAGGACGCTTTGGATAAGGCTACTGTATTGATAGGCCACAACATCAGCCATGACCTTGTGTGGTTATGGGAGTCTGGCTTCAAGTATAATGGCACAGTGTTTGATACTATGATGATGGAGTACATCATACAGCGTGGCATCAAACAACCACTATCTCTTGAGGCATGTGCTGAACGGTACGAGTTAGATACTAAGAAGCAGGACACTCTGAAAGAATACTTAAAGAAAGGTTTGTCTGTACGTGACATACCACACGCAGAGTTATCTGAGTATCTTAGTGCTGACTTACATGCCACACAGCAACTAGCACATGAACTTAACTTAAAGTTCAACGGTGCTAATGATGTGGGTCTTAGTAAGATTAGATACTTAACTAACATGATGGTGGTTGAGTTATCTAAAATACATACACGTGGATTTAAAGTTGATAGTGATGCACTAGAAGAAGTGCGTATCACATTTGAAGAAGAAAGAAAGGAGATAGTAGCGTATCTAGATGGAAAGGTAAGAGAACTTATGGGTGATGTACCCATTAATCTAAGTAGTCCAGAGCAATTGTCTACTTTGATTTATAGTCGTAAGCCTAAGAATAAAACAGTGTGGATGAACGCACACGAACCTTATATGTCTGACGCAAGTTTCAGAGATCTAATTCGTGACCAGACTGACATTGTATATAAGGCTAAGTTAAAGCAGTGTAAAACCTGCTATGGTTCAGGTAAAATAAGAAAGGTAAAAAAGGATGGCACTCCATTTGCTAAAGAAACGAGATGTTCCACGTGTGGTGGTAACGGTTATCACGTTATTCCTACTAACGCTGTTGCTGGTTTAAAGTTTATACCACCTAGTGCTAAGTGGGCTACAGCTAGTGGCTTCTCCACCAACAAACGTAATCTGGAGTTACTAGCTAATGCTGCAAGAAGAAAAGATATGCCAGAGGCTCTAGAGTTTTTGGAAAAGGTACAGAGGTTGTCTGCACTGGACACATATCTTTCTTCTTTCGTTGGTGGTATAAAGAATAATATTAAGGCTGATGGTATGTTACATGTTAAGTTAAACCAACACATGACATCTACTGGTAGACTAAGTGGTAAAGAACCTAACATGCAGAACATGCCTAGAGGTGGTACGTTCCCTGTCAAACGTGTATTTATATCACGCTTTGATGGTGGACGTATCGTTGAGGCTGACTTTGCACAACTAGAGTTTAGAGTCGCAGCATTCCTGTCACAAGATCCTATTGCCATACAAGAAGTGGTAGAGGGTTTTGATGTACATGCTTATACTGCTAAAGTTATATCTGATGCAGGACAACCTATGAGTAGACAAGAAGCTAAAGCACATACCTTTGCACCACTGTACGGTGCTAGTGGGTATGGCAGATCAGAGGCAGAGGCCACATACTACTCACACTTTAATGAGAAGTATATGGGCATCGCAAGATGGCACAAGTCTCTTGCCAAAGAAGCACTAAACACTGGTAAGATACGCACACCATCAGGTAGGGAGTTTTCTTTTCCTGATGTGGTACGTAGTCCTAGAGGTAGAGTGAGTCATTTCACTCAAATAAAAAACTATCCTGTACAGTCATTTGCTACAGCAGATATAGTTCCTGTTGCACTGTGGCAGTTTGATCACATGTTACGCAACAAAAAGTCTTGCGTAGTAAATACTGTGCATGATAGTATCGTCATTGATGTGCACCCTGACGAATTGGATTGGGTAATACACGTAGTCCAAAGCACAAACGATAATATCAAGGATATAATACGTGAGTGGTTAGAGGTAGATTTCAATGTGCCTTTGTTATTAGAGGCAAAAATAGGTAATAATTGGCTTGACATGAAGGACGTAACGTAGTATAACTTATGCTCTTTTGGAAAACATGTAGAGGAGAAAAACACATGGCAATGATAGAAACAATAGACACTGACAACTATGAAGTAATGGCTAAAGCAATGGGCATCACAGCAGATGCTAGTGCTAAGACTGCTCAAAGCAACCTAGCTAGATTACGCATTAGTCATGCACCTATCATGGGTGACACTGAAGTTAAAGGTAAGAAGGTAAAGATGGAAGTAGTACCCGGTGGGTATTACAGACTTGACGTACCAGACGGTAATGCATCTGTTGCATCAGGTATGTACTATGCACCAGTTGTAACAATAAGAACTTTTCTACAACGCTTCATGTACAAGCGATTTATTAAAGGATCTGGATCTGTTCCTAACAGGTTTGTTAAGACTGTCATGGGTGATTCACTCAAGGTAGATCTTAAAGATAATGATGGTGGCTTTAACTGTGGTAAGCCTACAGGTTGGATCAAAGACTTCAAGGCACTGCCACAGTCACAGCAAACATTAATTAAAGAGATCAAGCGCACACGTGTACTATTTGGTTTGCTAGATCTCAAAGATGTTGTCAACGAAAACGGTGAGGAGGTTAAACAAAAAATTGAATCATTCCCTTTTATATGGGAGATAGACAATCGTAATGCTTTTAAACTATTGGGTGATACCTACAACACATTCGGTAAGAAGAAGTTATTACCTATCTCACATACAATATCATTTGGTACTGAAGAACAATCATTACCTAATGGTAGTAGCTTCTACCTACCTACTGTGAATGCAGACTTTAATAATGCATTATCTATATCACAGGAGGACCATGAGGCATTCAGTAACTTTATGGGTTGGGTAGATAACTATAACAACTACATTATTTCTGAATGGAATAAGAAGTCAGAGTCACTATCATCTAGCGATGAGAAAGTTCTGGATGAGTTTCATTCACTTGATGATGAAGCACCCTTCTAAATGAACCATCCTGCCGAACTGACGTTAGCACAGTACATGACAGATGCAGCCAACGGTAAGGCTGTGATGTCTGATGCCACTATTGAAAAGATAGGCAAAGACGTTATGGATGCGCTAAAGCGTCAGTTTGGTGGAGGTACTAAGCGTAAGGACTTTGCACTGAGGATGTCTAACGTAGGTAGACCTTCATGCCAGTTATGGTTTCAGAAGAATCGTCCTAATGAAGCTACACCTCTGCCAAGTAACTTTGTTATGAACATGATGTTAGGAGATATAGTAGAAGCAATATTTAAGGGATTGTTAACAGAAGCAAAGGTAGCATTTGAAGATGCAGATCACGTTGCATTGGAGATACCAGAAGCAGATGTTACAATTAATGGTACGTATGATATAGCTATTGATGGTGCAGTCGATGATATTAAGTCTGCATCTGATTGGTCTTATCGTAATAAGTTCAAGTCCTTTGCATCACTAAAGGAGAGTGACTCCTTTGGATATGTAGGACAGTTAGCAGGATACGCACAAGCATCTGGTCTAAAGGCTGGAGGTTGGTGGGTGATAAACAAAGCCAATGGTAGTTTTAAATATATTCCTGCTAGTGGTCTTGACATGATGGAGGAATTGTATAAAATAAAGAAGACTGCTCTAGCTGTACAGAGTGACAAACTAGAACGGTGCTTCGATGCTGTTGATGAAGTATTCAACGGTAAAAAGACAGGCAACAAAATACTAGGATCAGAATGTAGCTGGTGTTCTTACAGACATGCCTGTTGGCCTACACTAAAAGAACTGCCAGCATTAAAGTCACGTGCAAAGGAACCAAAGACAGTTTCTTACGTGCATATAAAAGGAGAGGATAATGATGAAAGAGTTTCCTGAAGAAAGTTATCTTGAGGCAAACCCTGATGTTAAGGAAGCTGTTGAGAATGGACAGTTCCGTAATGGTAAGCATCACTATGATGCGTTTGGCAAAAACGAGAACAGGAAAGGATTAGATGAATGGGAGACGAGCTAACAGAGTTAGAAAACTCTATAAAGGATTTGGAAAAACAGTTAGTCGAAATGAAACGTGAGTATAGGGAAAAGCGTACATCATCTTTACGATCAGCATTAGAAGCACGTAAAGAAATAGATGCAACTATACGTGATGAATTAAAGACGTTAGGCTATCACCATATCCCTGCCTACGTTACTGGTGGAATAGGAAGATACTTCTAACCAGTGATGAACTACGCTAGGTATGCTCATGCAAGGAAGTATGGGTACAGGTCAGGCTTAGAGAAGAAACTTGCTGATTATCTTGAGTTATTAAAAGTAAAGTATGACTATGAGACAATCAAGATTGAGTGGGAAGATCTAGCCTACCGTACCTATACTCCTGATTTTATATTGGCTAACGGTATAATCATTGAGACAAAGGGGATGTTTACAGCAATAGACAGGCGTAAACATCTTTGTATTAAGAGACAGCATCCTAAGTTAGATATACGTTTTGTGTTTGAAAACAGTAAACGTAAGCTACGAAAGGGTGCTAAGAGTACGTATGGTCAGTGGTGTTTCAAGCATAACTTTCTATATGCAAATAGGGTTATCCCTGAAGAATGGCTAAAAGAAAAAGGAAAGAACAAACACAAAAAGTTTATATGTTTTACTGGAACTAAAAGGAGAGTGGTATGAAGAAACCTACACCTACTGACTTTGAACCAAATGATTTTGTTATTAGGCTAAGACCACACATGGAAAAAGAAGAATGGAATGGTGATGTAGATGTAAGTATTATGTGGGATGGTAGTAACCATTTATCAGAAGATGACTTCTTACGGTTTATGCATCTAACTAAAATGATATGTGCATCTGTGCCATTGATGGAAGACAATCCTGCATTACGTGATAACATCAGTGATTTTGTATACGAGTCTTATAACAACCTAGACAATGATAAACCAGTGCCACAAAGTCAACCAGAAATAATTGACAGACAGGGCAATGTAGTGTATTTATCTTTTAATACAAAAACAAAAGGATCTGCATAATGGGAGTATTAACTATGGGTGATGAAACTATTACTATTGAAGACACTAAAGGCATGGGTGGGCCATTTACCTTTTCATCTTTTGATATGGTAAACCATCCACCACATTACAATCAAAGCGGTGTAGAGTGCATTGACGCTATCAGTGCTGCTACAGGTGATAACTTTAAATACTATCTACAAGGTAACATAATGAAATACTTATGGAGGTTTGATTACAAGGGTAAGGCTGTTGAAGATCTTAACAAAGCTAAATGGTATTTGGATAAACTAATAGAGCACATGGATAAGTAATGAAAATAAAAGTCCTTCTAACTTTGTCCATAGATACAGAAGAGTATCCAGTACCCTCTGATGGAGATGTAGCGTCAGAAATAAATGACGCATTACGTGAGTATCTGCATGACCTAGACGGTGCAGAGATAGTAACACTAAAAACTATTATGGAGAAATGACTATGCACACCAATAACTATTTAACTTCTGACTATCAAAACTTTATTGCACTGTCTAGATATGCTAGGTGGAAAGAGGATGAGCAAAGACGAGAGGGCTGGTTAGAGACAGTAGAAAGATATTTTAATTATCTAACTACGTACATCAAAGATACGTATGGCTATGATATGCCAGACAAACAACGCAAAGAGGTAGAGGGTGCAGTGTTAGATCTATCTGTCATGCCTAGCATGAGAGCATTGATGACTGCTGGTGCACCACTGGATAGATGTCACGTAGCTAGTTACAACTGCTCATACATAACTGTAGATACACCAAGAGCTTTTGATGAATGTATGTATATACTTATGTGTGGCACAGGTGTAGGCTTCTCTGTTGAGAAACAGTACGTTGAAAAACTACCTGTAGTAAACGAGGAGCTAGAACCTACAAGCACGATTATTAGAGTAGGAGACTCACGTGAGGGTTGGGCAAGAGCACTCAAAGAACTCCTAGCTATACTGTACGCAGGACAGATACCCATGTGGGATGTCAGTGAGGTAAGACCTTCGGGAGCGAGGCTAAAGACATTTGGAGGCAGGGCATCTGGTCCTGCACCACTTGAAGACTTGTTTAACTTTTGTGTCCAGAAGTTTACTAATGCAGTAGGACGCAAGTTAAGCCCACTAGAATGCCATGATATTATGTGCAAGATAGGTGAGGTAGTAGTCGTTGGTGGTGTAAGACGTAGCGCACTTATCAGTCTGTCTGACATTGAAGATGATCAGATGCGACACGCTAAGTCAGGACAATGGTGGGAGCATGAAGGACAACGTGCACTAGCTAACAATAGTGTGGCATATGCACAGAAGCCAGACATGGGTACATTCATGCGTGAGTGGCTATCTCTGTATGAAAGTCAGTCAGGTGAACGTGGTATATTTAACAGGCAGTCAGCAGTAAAACAGGCATCCAAGAGTGGCAGGAGAGATACTGAGCACACGTTTGGATGTAACCCATGCTCTGAGATAATACTAAGACCGTATCAGTTCTGTAACTTATCAGAGGTTGTTGCACGTGAAACAGATACGCTGGATAGTCTCAAGAGAAAGGTTAAGTACGCAACCATACTAGGCACTATGCAGTCTACACTCACTAGCTTTAAATACTTACGTAAGGTATGGAAAGATAACACAGAAGAAGAAAGACTACTTGGTGTGTCTCTTACAGGTATCATGGACTGCCCACTACTAAATGGTAGTCAGAATAGTCTACAGAAAGTGCTAACAGAACTAAAGAAGGTAGCAGTAGACACAAACAAAGACATGGCAAAGAAGCTAGGCATTAGCGTATCCACTGCCATCACCTGTGTTAAACCATCAGGTACTGTATCACAGCTAGTTGATAGTGCTAGTGGCATACACACAAGGCATAGCAGGTATTACATTAGAACTGTACGTGCAGACAATAAAGATCCTATGACACAGTTTATGAAAGACATGGGCATACCAAATGAACCTGATGTTACTAAACCACTAGAGACTACAGTGTTTAGCTTTCCTACGGTAACACCAAAGAGTGCTATGGTACGTGATGATATGACTGCACTAGATCAGCTAAACATATGGCTAGACTACCAGAACTATTGGTGTGAGCACAAACCATCTGTCACTATATCTGTGCGTAAAGATGAATGGATGGATGTAGGAGCATGGGTGTATGAGCACTTTGATGATGTGTCAGGTATCAGCTTTCTACCCCACAGCGAACACGTATACAAACAAGCACCCTATCAAGAGGTAAACAAAGAGACATGCTTAGAGATGGTAGCACGTATGCCTACTAAGATTGATTGGAGCAAACTATCTGACTATGAGAAAGAGGACGGCACTACTGGTGCTAGAGACTTAGCGTGTTCAGCAGGTGTTTGTGAGGTAGTAGACTTAACTAATTAGGAGATGGGTATGAGAAGGAACTTAAATAAAAACGACGCACCTCTGAAGATACAGTTTAAGAAAGGTTATCATGCCTTTCAAAGAGGTGCTAAGTATACCAACCCATACAGGCATAACTCTATGCAATATAGAGAATGGGAGCGAGGCTATAACAAAGCCTACTTTGAGAATATGAGAAAGGTAAAGTATGAAGAGCAGTCTAGAACAGTCAGCAATTAACTGGTTAAAGGAGAGATATGCTATGTTAGATTTTAATGATTATCAAAAGATAGCAAAGACTACAGCAATATATCCTGATCAATACAAGATAACATACCCTGCATTAGGACTCGTTGGTGAGGCAGGTGAGGTAGCCAACAAAGTCAAGAAGATTGTACGTGATGGTGAGGATAAGATGCCTAGTGATTGGAAGGAGCAGTTAGCATCAGAGATAGGTGATGTACTGTGGTATTGTGCAGCGTTGGCATCAGATTTAAATATGTCACTTGGCGTGATTGCTGCACAGAATAAAGAGAAGTTAGAAGCTAGGCTAAAGAAAGGTACACTACAGGGTAGTGGTGACAAGCGTTAGAATGCTTTGTTGAGTGCTCTACCTATGTCAATGCCTATAGCATAGTGAGGTACGTCAGGCTCAAGGGCTTGCATCTCAGTTACTGATTTACCATGTCTTTCTAGATAATATGCATCAGCTAGTGAAGAGGCGTTACTAGGAAGTCTCATCCATTTAGCCCTATCAAATGGAGTGTAAGCCTTATCTGTTTCTTTCCATGCCTCTGCCTGACCTAACTCTGTTGCTATGCCACGTAGTTTTATTAGCATGTTGTTCATAGCAGCCTTTCTTTTGTTAGAGCTTTTTAATCCTTTATAGTAATCAGTGTCTATAAAGTTAGCTAATTGATTCTCTACCAACTTACCCATAAATCTTTTTATATACGCATCTGCTGTTTTATCACCTGTAGATCTAACTATATTAAAAGTCTCAAACCCATTCTTAGTTATCTCTTTTTCTACATCAGTTTTTCTCTCTGTAAACTGTGGGCCTAGTAGTGCCTTTACTAGAGGGCTTTGTCTATACATAGGTGCATCTCTAGTAGGTATCTCTGCCACTGGATCATCATCAGATCTAAGAGGATTGTATTTTGCCATAGGCATTTGTCTTAGCAGTGTCCTACGTGTAGCATCTAATCCTCTTTCTATTGCACCCTCTCCTGTAACCTGTCTAGGATCACGTATCAGTGCTTGTTCTTTATCGAACTGTGCTAACACGTCTGTTACTAGTTTAGCAGGTGTTAGATACATGCTTCCCATCTCACCTACATACTTACCTGCTATCTCTGCTATCTTCTCTGCTTTTGTATCAGACAATGGCCCTTCTTTTTTCATCAGATCAAACATAGTATCTACTACATAAGAAGATGATCCAGTTCGTAACTGTGCACCAGTAAAGCCACTTATTATTTCTTTTGCGCTTAGTTTGTCTGTATCTCCATTTGCTATCTTAACAAATATATCTGCCACTAAAAGATATGGTGCAGCAGGAAAGAATGGTCTAGTGTCAGTCGTACTACCATCACCATTCTTCATCATATACCAATCAACGTCCTGATTATCTGCTCTGTATTTTATAGCTGCACCTAATGCAGCAGAACCTACAATAGACTTAGATAGGTTTTGTCTACCCTTTAACATCATAGCATCTGACATGGCATTAGATATATCATCTGTTGCTTTAGTCTTTCTTATTGCACCCATAGTCATTTGCATGAGGGCATTAGGCATGTTTAGTGGGCTATATGTAAACTGCATCTGCATAGCATTTACCATAAATCTAGCGTATGGATGCGTACCTGTACCTATAACAGGCACAAACGGTAGGTTCTCTGTCATGCGTACAAAGTGATAGCCTAGAGTGTCACCAAACTTACCACCTGTTTGTTTAGGCATACGTGAGAATGTAAACGTCATAGCGTCATCAGCAGCTTTCTGCATAACACCTAGAGGCACATTCTTACCCTGACGCATTATTTTAAATACATCCTCACCCTCTCTACGTAGTTGTTTCTCTACTGATGCATTAAATACAGCCCTTCTAAAGAATACATCCTGTGCAATGTTTAGACCGTTAACTAATCTTGCAAACTTACTTAGTCCTTCATCACCACCTACATCTTGTAATGCTCTGTCTATCTGTCTTGCTAGTCTAGGCTGATTTTGCAACAATACTGTTGCCATCTCTTTACTACCAGCTACGTTATTAAGTGCTGCTATAGTGCCAAAGGTGTCGCTTAGTATGTCACGTAAACCCTGTTGTACACCCTTAAATGATGCCTCACCCTTAACAGTAGCACTCACAGCTTTACCAAAATGATATATACCACTCTCAATAAAGTCAGCAAATGTACCCATAGTTAGCATACCACCTGCTGTTGCTAAGTTACGTGCAGTGGTAGATATAGCTGATGTACCTATTGCTCTACGTTCTCTGTCTAATCTTTTAAAAAAATCTCCAAATCTTCCTAGTACAGATATAGTCTCGCCATTTTTACCTGCCATAATGTCTAGTCGTTTTGCTGCATCAGGGTCTATCTCTTTAAGTTTTTTTATTATCTTACCTATAGGTGAGTACGCATTCATACCTTTTGCGTCATCACTTAAACTCTTCTGTGTAATCTGTGCAAAGTCTGTTACAGATAAACCTGCCTGTTTAAGAGAAGTCCCTAACACATCACTATCTATGACACCTTCTTTTTGTATCAACTCTGCTACTACCTCACCAGCTTTTTTACTAAGATCTATATCTATTTTAGGTGCTAGTCCTCTAGCTACTAGGTCAGCCTGTTCATTTAGTATATTTTTAGCTACAGCAGTTACTCTTTTTTGTAGTTCTATCTTCAGTCTAGGTTGTAGCATATCTGCATTTTCTACTTTGCTAAGTTCAGACATTAATCTCTGACCTTCTACAGGATCAAACGCTACATTCTTATCTAGTTTTTCAGACATTTCTTTTTGAAAAAACAGATCATCACTGACATCATCTGCCCAATCGTCAACCTGTTTATCCACTAACTCATCCTGTGAACGATACAGCGTTCCATCTGCAACTACACCTTCTCTACCTAGCTTTCTTGTTTGTCTAGATGTTATGCCACCAACAGCACCACCTAACACAGTGCCTAAACCTGCTGCTATTCCTGCTTGGGCTAGATCTATGTCACCCTCTTGATATGACTCATCATCCTCTGCCTGTCGCAGTCTTTGATAACCTATGTTTTCTATACCTGTTTGTACACCTGCACCTGCTGCTGTACCTGCTACCTCTAAAGCAGTTCTCTTAGCAGCAGCCCTTTGTGCAGCTTCTCTACCACCAGAGATAAGTGCCTGTTTGATAGCCTGTGCAGCACCTCTTGTGGCTAGTTTACCTACACCTAAACCTAATAAGTTGATGGGATCTGCTATGAGATAGAACATGGTGTCTCTAAGACCTTGAGCAAAGTCTGCACCACCCTCTTCAAAGATAGTGGGTAGCCTGTCATCTATCTGTGCGTACAGATAACCAAAGTTTTCTCTGTCTTCTTTAGACGCACCACGTAGATAGTCTATCTCTCCCGCTAAACCTACTGTGTTATTCTCTACATACCTAAGATGAGATAAAAATCTTTCTAAGTATTCTTTGTTTGTCTCGTTAGGTAGCATTGCACCATCTTCACCAAACCTAGAATTACTGTATATTCTTAGTCTGTCCATAAAGTTTTGATCAGCAGCAAACTCATCGAATGATTTTTCTTCTTGCTCTAGATCAAACTGTTGCAGTGCATCACGATCAGGTGTAGTTATACCTAACATACGATCCATACCTGCAACATCTTCTTGAGTCAATGCATCGTCATCTTCTTCTTGTTCTATTATAGTAGGTTCAGTTTCTTCAGAAAATAACATACGATCCATGCCCAATATATCTTCTTGGGTTAGCATATCATCTTCTTTTTCAACATCAGTCTCATCAGAGAACAACATGCGATCCATGCCTAAGACGTCCTCTTGTGTTAGTTCTGTTTCTAATGACATGTATTAATTCCTACCCATTAACCCACCTCTGTTCCTCCTTCTACTAGGAACAGGTTTAGCATCAGATTTAAAAAAATCAATAACTGGATCAAAAACTGCGGCACGGCCTGATCTTGAGACAGATTCTTGCTTTTCTTCACTTTTCTTTTCTTCTTTTTCAATGACTTTTTTATCTTTAGTTTTCTTTAATATGCTATTAATCTCTTTATCGGTAAACCCATTCTTTTTAAGATACCCCTTTGTTTTAGCTTCTCCGTATGTTCGTATCATACTAGGTAGAAAATCTTTTTTTAATGTTAGTTTTTCAAGCACTAAATCTTTTTTTGTTTTAGTCTCATCCGTATCCTCTTTTTTTATTTTAGGTTGTTCAACTACCTCCTTTTCTTCTTTAGATTTAGTGGTAATATTATTTTTTAATCCTATGTCAGCCCAAGCTGCATCTGCTTTTTTATCTAATCTTCCTTTGTATCTTTCGTTTGTGTCTTCATACAGTTTTCTTTTAGCCGCTTCATACCTAGCTTTATCGGTAAATATAAACTGTTCATCACCACCTATAATATTTCTACCATGAATAGCATCTAAGATTTTTACTTCTCTATTCCATTCGGCTGTTACGTAACCCTGAGACAATCTTCCCCCTGTATTAGAAGACTCTATTTCTTCTTCTCTTCGTTTTTGAGCTTCTCCCTGCTGTACCATCATAGCACCCCTACGGTAGTCATCACTATTTGGATCAGACATAGCCATTAACTGATTACCTGTTGCCATTAAACCTGAAGCAGATTGAGGAACTTTTGATTTTATGTTATTAATGATAGCATTTTTCTCTAAACTACTTATGTTATTTTCTAGATCAGCTTGCTGTTTTTGTAAGGCAGGACTCTTAGCTATATCTTCAGAAGTGTTACGTGCTCTAAACACATCTAGTCGCTGTTTGCTGGATGCTAACCTTTGTGCATCTGTCTTGGGTGCACCTAGTAATAAACTTCTATCTACACCACCAGTGCCAAACTGTAGGTCAGGTCTTTCTGTTTCTTTACCGTATAGACCCATAGCTTTACGTTCTTGAAAGCCACGCTGTAATGCTTCTTGTGGATCACCTGTAAACAGACTAGCAATGCCTCTGTCAGACTTAACACCAGTTAAGAACTCTGGCTCTCCTAATTGTACAGGTGCAACAATACCCTGTGCGTATTCTCTTTTAGTTCTTAATGGTACGTCCTTATCTGTAGGAACATATTTAAAAAAGTCAACTGCACTTATAGTGTTGTTTGTAGCACGTTCTTTATCAAAGTCATTCATTAATGCTTTTGTGCCTTGTATCCCATGTTGATTAACATAGAATGCAGCTCTTCTAAGTGCGTTTTCATCATCACCAAACTTAGCAGCTAACTCTCCAATTATAGCCTCTGTATTGTCTACCTTCTCTCTTCTTCTTTCTTTCAGCCTATAGTATTCTTTAGTGTGATAGTCCAATGCTTTATCAGTAAGTAAGTCTATACGCTTTTGTTCTTCTTTTATAGACGCTGCCACACTTTCACCAATACCTGCTGCAATACCCATAAAGTTAACCATTACTGTCTCCTACTCATTAGACCCATTACAGTACCACCCAAGTTTTCAGGCATCTCTTCTTCTTCACCCTCCATTCCCGGCACTGGCAACTGTTCACTCTTTATCTTTTCTTTTGCACGTTTGACAGCTAGAGCTATCGTAGAGCTTCTAGTCTCTGTGTCATCCTGATCTTCTTCTCTACCTGTTGTGTACTCTATACCTGCTGTCTCTGCTATGTACGACATTAATTCTACAATGATCGGTATCATCAGTATGCCTACATCAGCAGAGTGTTTACCCTCCATAACTGCACCTAGTTGCATAGCGTTAGCTATGGTAGACAGTGGTATGCCTGTCTCTATAACATCTAGCAACTGCTCTACAAAGTTAGGCTCTAGTAAACGTGGCACATAAAACTCCATAGCCTGATCTACAGTATTGTACTGTGGAGGTTGTTGCCACGGTCTATTACCATACTCTGCTGTTAAGCCCTGACCCGGTATAGGACCATCAATCATTAGTTCTTGCATCTCAGCCATCTTTTAGACCCTCACGTTTTTGCTTTATCATTTCTACTATCTGTGCCATACGCATGATAGGTTGTGTAGTATCACTCTCTTGTTTTCTTGTTTGTGTGCGTTGTAATAAACCTGTCTCTTGTTTTTTATCTGTTTTAGGCACAGATGGTACATTATTTATTACTTGTCTTGCTACGTTTATCATTAATTATCTCCTAACTAAAACCTAATAATGCCTCTACTCCAGTTTCAACAACAGAGCTAACACCACTACCAAAGCTACTTAAAAAGCCACCTGCTGCACTACTACTGGGTGCAGTTAAGAATGTGCCAATTAAGTTACCAAAACCTACAGATGAAGCAAAGTCATTTTTTATTTCTGCAAGGTTAACATTATTATCAGCACGTAGTTGTTCAATAGCTAAGTTTACAGTACGTGTTCTTTCGTTCTCTGCACTAGTCCATGCAAACTCCATAGCGTCAGAATAGTATTGCCATAGATCGTTGTATGCAGTATTAGATATATCTAGCAATGCTTCAGCGTTTAACTCATTTGCTCTGTTAGTAGCAGCAGTGTCAGCAGTAGCTATAGATCTTCTCCATTGTGCATTACTTTGATCTATTACTAATCTGTTCTGTGCATTAAACTGATCACGTTGGTTATTTAGTTCTTCATTAAATCTACCAATAGTGTTCTCTTGCCCTGCATTAAACTGGTTGATAGCATTTCTTTGTGCATCATTAAACTGACTAGTCTGTGTAGCTAGGTTAGCAAAGAACTGATCAGACTGATTCTGTGATGTAGCATTAAACTGCTTACGTGCATTGTCAGCAGCAGCATCTGTAAACATAGACTGTATGCGTTGCTGTGCATTAAACAGTGTAGTTTGTTGGTCATTGCTTACATCAGTTAGATCTTTCTGTAAGAATGCCTGTGCTTCCTGTACAGCAGCCTGTTGTCTGTTGTTCAGATTAGCTATGTCTAATTGTGCTAATGCTGCTATTTCAGCCATCTGCACAGCCTGTCTGTTACTTAGGTTGTTAAGGTTCATTGTGTTTACAATGTTACTGTTCTCTAACTGTACCTGTTGCTGTGCATTAAAGTTCTTATCAGCGATGTCAGCAACTCTTGCTGCATTAGTTACACGTGCCTGAAATGCCTGATCAAACTCTTGACCCATAAATGCAGCACGTTGTTGTCCGTAGAACATTGCCATTTGTTGCCTGTTAGATAAATTTTGTGCTTCAAACTGTGCTTGTATTTGTGCATCAGCCTGTGCTATTGGCAGTGCAGACTCCATTGCTGCTTGCACTATAGCCTGTCCAGCTATTGACGATGCACCAAAACCTCTTCTTGCTAGTTCAGCAGTGGCTGCTCTCATTGCACCTGCTGCCCATGATGGAGGATTAGAAGCATCAAAGTCAGTAAGTAAGTTTTCTAACTGACCAGCTACAGTGGCAAACTTAGTAGGATCTTCTGTTTGTGCTTTTATCTCTTCTATAAATGCAGAAGCATCAGATGCTTTAGCAACAGGTGTCACTGTTTCAGCTTCTGTCATGGCTGCACGTTGCACCTGTGTAGCAGGATCTATCTGTATACCTGTTCCTGTTTCAGCAGTCTGCCCTGTTACAGCAGATGTAGTCTGTTGTGCTGCATCTGGTTTAGCTTTAGTCAGGCTCATAGTACGTCCTGTTGTAGCATCTGTTACAGTTTGTACACCTGCTGCTGTTTCAGTTGTACCTGCTACCTGCCCTACTGTGCCTTGTGGTGTGGCTGTAGCACCTGTAGGTGCAGTAGCAGAAGTAGCAGTTGCAGTACGATCACCTGTTACCTGTCCTGTTGTGGTGGCTATATCTGTTCCTTCACGAATAGGTATACCTTCTGGTGTTACTCTAGTGCCACTAGGAAATGCAGGTCTTTCCATTCTAGCAGCAGATATGTCACCTATAGATGTTAGTCCTGTATATGGTGATGGTGCAGGTAGTAATGTCTCATCACGCTCTCTTCTACCTGTAAGCATCTCATCACTACCAAAGCGTATAAAATGTTGTTTTGCTTGTTCTAGTGTCATACCCTGTAGATCAGGGTTATTAGTTAAATATCTAGATGCTTCTTCATCTGTGAGAATACGAGAGTTAACATTTGTAGCACGTGTGCCTGATTGTATCTCATTAAAGCCACGTGTTAGATATTGTATGCGTAAATCCATATCATTTAGATTAGCTAGATCAGGGTTAGCAAATCTATATACCTGCAACTGATTTGGTGTTAATCCAGCTATTCTATTAGGTCTTGCACCTTCACGTATCTCACGTGCACCAAACTCTCTAAAATGCTGTTTAGCTCTTTCTATATCACCACCAAATGCATCAAACAAATCAGGGTTTTGAAATAGGTAATCTTCCACCTGTCTGTCTGATAAGTTTTCAAAGGCAGTTATGTCAGCTTGAAGTGATGGAGATGGATCTGTTACTGGACCTGCTGGTGGTTGTGTATCTGTGCCTGTATCTAGTGCAGTTACTCGCACACCCGGTTGATACTGTCCAACAGGTAACTGTGCATTTCTAAACTCTGGCATTGCATTTATGGCTTGTTGTTGTTCT